AATAATAACTCATCGGGTTCAAAACCGATGGCATGTGTTGGAGACAAGAGTCTCAACGCATTGTATATGTTTTCCTGCGCCCTAAGCAAACGTGAAGTTTGCCAGGACACTGTAGTTGTTCATTGTAAAAGTGAACAGCAGCATAAAGAGATCCAACAAGTGTTGGAGATCCTTAAGCTAAGCCTACAGTTTTCTGCGGATACGGCCGTTTTCTCTGGTAAAGAGAAATTGACTCACAACCTTATTGTAAAGGGTGAGTCTCTTAAGAAGGAATGGATTGCATCAGCGATGCAAGTATCGATTGGCTTAATCGAAATTATGGGTGATCACGAGAAACTTTTATTCTCAAAACATGATCTCCACTCCATTCTTTCCGTTGTGAAGGTTTTAGTAGATTGTCGCTCCTATGAGGACTACATTGACTTGGTCAAGTATTCTACTACTTATCTCCACGCGAGGAGTTTAAAGCAAAAAGTGCTACCCTCACCACCACCATCTTGGCTACTACGAGCGAGAGGTGGAAAGGACTGTCCTAACATGGGGACTGTTCCTATATTATTCCTCGGTTCTATGAGACGCTACTTACGAAATCGTCTAGTCACACAAAGTGACAAGAACCAACACCTATTTTGGTCGATTGCACAGCTTAAACGCTGTGCAGAGGTTGTTCCTGATTCCCAGATTCAAAAATCTTTAGTAAAGCACCGAAGTGCTATGTTAAAGGGGACGGAACCATGTAAAGTGTCATTCTTAACTAATATAAAAGAAAAATTCGATAATTTGATCGAAGGAATGACGTTCAGCAAAGTCAGTACTATTAATGAGTACTCGACATCAGCTTGCTGGGAAAACACCACAATATGTGGTGGCGCAAAGAGCGAATTGCTCTACGATCATGTGCAACGTGGGTATACTACTAATGATGAGCTTTTAAAAATGAGCTATCATCCACGCTCTGGGGTAACTCAGAGAAGAGGTTTCGTGTCGATGGATATGGAAACAATGATCGAG